TTATTTCGGTAATCTGTATCAATCTGAGACTGCGCTCTCCCATGCAGACCGATCGGCCTAGACTGGAAGGGAAAGCGCGGGCAAGGTCTCGCGGCCGCGTGAATGTGGGCTCTGCGCCCCCGGCGATGAGGGCTCTGCGCCCCCGGCGATGAGGGCTCTGCGCCCCCGGCGATAGACCCGATCGGGTCTGGAGATAAAAGGCCCCGTCTTTCGACGGGGCAAACCCTACAGGAGATTATCCAAGCGTAGCGATAAATATCGCGGCTGCGACGCCTACGATCCAAAGAACAATAGTCAAGGCCTCGACGATCAACGATCGAAGACCCAGACCGCGAAAGCGACTAAAGCGATTATCAGTATCCATGCTGCGGCCATCCTTTTTCCTTTCTGAAATTGCGCGACAGTATTTGTCGCGTTCGATAAGTATAGCATCGTCTAGCACCAGGTCAAACATCTAACACAAAAAAAGGCCCCCATCTGGGGGCCTTGTGGCTTAGGTCTCTTCGATTATTCCCGCCCCGCCTCGATAGGCCTCGAGGCCTTCTTCGATAATGTCGGGCAACCAATCCCAGAAATCATCGACGCCTCGGTCTCTGTATTCCTGATCGAGATAGTCGGCGAGATAGGCCGACAGGGTTTGTCGCTTGGTCTTCATTCTTCTTTCTCCTGAAAAAGGCCCCCATCTGGGGGCCTTGTGGTTTAGATCTTTTCGACTAGGTCGTAGATCTCGCGAAAGGTCTCGACAGCTTCTTTGTCTCGACCGGCCATCATCATCAATTGAAAGTATTCAAGCTTGAATTTGATCTTGGCTTTCAATTTGAGCCTATGCTCGATCTGGGCCTCGATCTCTGACTCTCTTACAGATACAGACCATCCGTCCGGTCTGTCTTCGCCGACAAAGGTATAAGTACTCATCTCTTCTTTCTCCTGAAAAGGCCCGGGCCTTGCGGCCCGGGGTTTGGGTTTAGGCGACCTTCTGGTCTACCTTCGCTTGCACTCTCAAGGTATTCACCTCGACCGTCTTGGTGTGCTCCTCGATCCATTCCGGCCCGTAGTGCTGCCGGAACCAAGAGAGCGGTTGCATCATGGTGCGTTCTGACTGGCTCCAAGCGATCGAGTAAAGCTCGCCCGATACCTTGAAGATCCCGCAACCGGCCATCCAGTCCTTGAGCTCCTTCCCGACTTCGTCGATCTGGGCTTCTAGGATTTTGACCTGCGCCTTCATTAGCGCGTACTGGTCGACCTTGTCTTTGATGCTCATATGGCATTCTCCTTTCTGTAGGGTTAAAGATCAGGTCAAGGACTGCTTGCCTTGACAGAGTCAAGGTTACAGACATGCTAGACATACTGCAAGCTTTATTTGTACTATTTGCATTAGACTTTTCTATGCATGCTATAAGATCTACTTATGCGCCTTTCCGTGTAGACCAATCGGCCTACACTGGGAAGAGTCCGGCCGGCAAGGTCTCGCCTTGCGGGTTTGTCTCCTTTTGAGTCCTGAGGCCGAAACCGGTTTTCTGCCTATTTTTTGGGCAGGCGAATCGAAGACCGTCGGAGACGCCGCTGTGTTTGGGGTAAAATAGGATTTCGCACACTGATTCATGTTTCGTAAAGTTATCGGGTCCAAAAAATTTTTTGCAAAATTGAAAACTTATTGACCCTACAAATTACTCGGGTATTTGCAAACTGAACAATATGGAGTAATCTATCGCCCATGGCTATCGACGTTTCGTTGCTACCGGAAGAAGCAGCGCGAGAGATCCTTACTCTCACCAACCAACTTGAACAACTGAAACTGCGCGAACAGGCGCACGATAGCTTCTTGTCCTTCGTAAAGATGGTGTACCCCAACTTCATCGAGGGGAAACACCACCGAGTCTTTGCTAAAAAGCTGGAAGGCATCCGTGATGGGACGATCAAACGTCTGATCGTGAACATGCCGCCTCGACATTCAAAGTCCGAGTTCGCATCGTTCCTCTTCCCCGCGTGGATTCTGGGCCACAAACCGAACCTCAAGATCATTCAGGCAACGCACACCGGCGAATTGGCGACCCGATTCGGCCGTAAGATGAAGCACCTGATCGATTCCCCCGACTATCACGCCCTGTTCCCCGATACCCGACTGCGTGCTGACTCTCAGGCAGCCGGTCGATGGGAAACCGACGCCGGTGGTGAGTACTTCGCAGCCGGTGTAGGCGGTGCAATTACCGGTCGTGGCGCGGATTTGCTGATCATCGACGACCCGCACTCCGAGCAGGACGCCCTTTCCGAAACGGCATTCGATGCCGCCTACGAATGGTATACATCCGGCCCTCGTCAGCGTCTCCAACCGGGCGGAACGATCGTATTGGTGATGACTCGATGGTCCACAAAGGACCTGACCGGCCAAGTATTGAAGGCCCAAGCCGCCGATGAGCGTGCGGATAAGTGGGACGTCGTCGAGTTTCCGGCGATTCTGCCCAGTGGCAAGCCGTTGTGGCCTGAATTCTGGAAGCTCGAGGAGCTGAAAGGCGTTCAGGCGTCGCTGTCACCCCAGAAATGGAACGCCCAGTGGCTCCAACAGCCGACGTCAGACACGGCATCCATCCTCAAACGCGAATGGTGGCAGGTCTGGGAGAACATCGACCGGCCGCCGGAGGTCAGTTACATCCTCCAAAGCTACGATACGGCGTTTTCTAAGAAGGAAACGGCCGACTACTCGGCGATTACGACGTGGGGTGTGTTCCATCCCAAGGAATTCGGCAGCCCCAATCTGATTTTGCTCGACATGCAGAAGGGCCGATGGGAGTTTCCAGACCTCAAACGCATCGCGCAGGAGCAATATCTGGAGTGGGACCCGGATATGGTGCTGATCGAAGCCAAGGCCTCGGGTCTACCGCTGACGTATGAACTACGGCAGATGGGAATCCCCGTCACCAACTTCACCCCGAGCCGTGGTAACGACAAAATGACGCGTGTGCATGCCTGTGCACCGCTGTTGGAGTCCGGTCAAATCTGGGCACCGGCGACACGATGGGCTGACGAGCTTATAGAAGAATGTGCAGCGTTTCCAAACGGTGATCACGATGACTTGGTTGACTCAACTACACAAGCTATTCTACGATTCCGTCAGGGTGGATTCGTAACAGACCCGTCAGACCATTGGGAAGACGTGGTTCGCACTAGAAGGGCCTATTATTAATGGCTGTTGAAAAAAATATCTCGGATATCGACATCGAAGTCGAGGGCAATCCTTCTGAAACGGATCTCACCGAAGAGAATCCAATGTTCGAAGGTATTCCGACAAACCAACTGCCGGATTACATGGTTGAAGACGAAGACGGTGGTGTAACCATCGACCTCGAACCGCAATCTTCGGATCTCGAACTTGCCGCTGCCCTACAGAACCACAATGCAAATCTGGCTGAAGTGCTGGATGACCGGGACCTCGCCCGCATCGCAGGCGAATTGCTCGAAGGCTACGACAATGACCGAGCCTCGAGAGAAGAATGGGAGCAAAGCTATGTCAACGGATTGGACCTCCTTGGTTTCAAGTACGAAGAACGCACTGAACCGTTTGAAGGCGCTTCTGGCGTCACCCATCCGCTTCTTGCGGAAGCCGTAACGCAGTTCCAAGCGCAAGCGTACAAAGAATTGTTACCGGCCGGTGGCCCGGTACGCACTCAGGTCGTGGGTTTGCCAACACCGGAGCGTATAGCTCAGGCGGATCGCGTCAAGGAGTACATGAACTATCAGATCGTTCATGTCATGGAAGAATACGACCCGGATATGGACCAGATGTTGTTCCATCTTCCACTTGCGGGGTCGACATTCAAGAAGACGTATTTCGACGATGCCAAAGGACGGGCAGTTTCTAGTTTTGTTCCGGTCGAGAATCTTGTCGTTTCCTACTCTGCGACAGACATCGCTTCCGCCGAACGGGTTACCCACGTCCTGAACCTGACAGCCAACGAATTACGTCAGAACCAAGTCTATGGTTTCTATCGTGACATTGATCTCAACCCATCGCAGATTGAGCGTGGTGATATCGGTGAAGCAATTGACGAAACGCAAGGTGTTGAACCCAACAACAATGAAGCGTTTAGCATTCTCGAAGTACACACCTACCTAGACATCCCGGGTTTTGAAGACAAAGGTGAAGACGGTGAACCGACAGGCATTGCACTGCCGTACATCGTAACCATCGACGAAGACAGCGCTGAGATTCTGTCCATCCGCCGCAACTGGCGCGAAGGCGATCTCAAGCGCATGCCGGTGCAGTACTTCACGCACTACAAGTTCCTACCGGGCTTGGGTTTCTATGGCCTTGGCTTGGTACATATGATCGGTGGTCTGTCGCGTGCAGCCACTTCACTGCTGCGTCAGTTGATCGACGCCGGTACGTTCAGCAATCTGCCTGCTGGGTTTAAGACCCGTGGCGTGCGCATCTCGGACAGCGACGTTCCGCTGCAACCGGGTGAGTTCCGTGACATGGATGCACCGGGCGGTGACCTGCGTGCAGCCATCATGCCGCTGCCGTACAAAGAACCGTCGCCGACACTGTCCAACTTGCTTGGCTTCTTGGTCGGTGCAGGCCAACGCTTTGCTGCGATTGCAGACATGCAGGTCGGTGAAGGCGATCAGACGGCGGCTGTGGGTACAACCATGGCGATGATGGAGCGTGGCACGAAAGTCATGTCGGCCATCCACAAGCGCCTGTACAACGCACAGAAAATCGAATTCAAAATCCTTGCGCGTATCTTCCGCGACACCACGCAGCAGTACCCATACGAAGTACTGGGCGTACAGCCGCAAGCCGCAGCGCAGGATTTCGACGATCGGATCGATATCCTACCGATCGCTGACCCCAACATCTTCTCTATGGCGCAGCGTGTCACGCTGGCGCAGGCGCAGTTGCAGTTGGCACAGACCAACCCGCAGATGCACAACCTGCACGAAGCGTTCCGCCGTATGTACGAAGCCCTCGGTGTACAGAACATCGAGCAAATCTTGCCTCCACCGCCGAAACCCACACCATCTGATCCCGCTGAAGAGAACAGTCGTGCGTTGATGGGGCAACCTATTCAGGCCCATGAAGCTGAAGACCATGACGCACACATCGCTGCACACTTGGCGATGATGCAAACCCCGCTGGTGCAGGCTGTACCGCAGGTCATGGCGAACATGATGGGCAACATCCTGCAACACATCAGCATGAAGGCTCGTGCGATGGCGCAGCAGGAAATGGCTCAACAGATGCCGCAGCAGCAACAGCTCCCGGGCATGATGCCGCAGCAACAGCAACCAGACCAAGCCCAAGTGCTTGCACGTGCCTCGCAGATCGCATCCCAGATGACTTCGGAGCTGGTACAAAACCTGACTCCGCAACAGCAGGGCGATCCGCTTGTAATGCTCCGAGCCCAAGAGCTCGCCTTGAAGGAACGCGACCTCCAGCGGAAGGAACGCGAATTCCAGCAGAACTTGATGTTGAAGAAGCAGGATCAGGACGCCGACCGCGACGTGCAGCGTGAACGCATCCAGACCACGGAAGACATCGCTCAGCTCCGCGCAAACATTGCTCTGGAAAAGATGAACAGAGCACAAGGTAACCAAGGCGGGTATT